CTGATCAAATTCTCAGCTGCCAGACATGCCGCACCTACACTACGATAAGCATATTGCCATGCGCGACCTTCTCGACCCAATGGACTCTTAGTTTGTAAATCATCGCCTTTTGTTGACACATACAAATTAGTTCCGCTGTAGTATGTACTGTTATCAACATAAAACTTTGTGGCCGCTTGTAAGTCATCAGCACCGTTTGCCTCACCAAATCCTGACATAGGAGCAGGATGATCGTTTAGAGTTAACGCACCAGTCATAGTGTCGCCTTTGCGCAATACTACGTTTTTACGGCTTACCGCTTCTGAACTTAAAAAGTTTCCTTTTAAAGTTGGGTCGTAATCTGTATTAGTTATTTGTGGAACATCGGGTTCTTCTCGAGGTTTCAACGGACCCACCACCACACCATTTGAAACTCGAACATAACTTCTATTTGCGTATCCAACATTGACTGCTAGATGATCAAAGTCTGTAGGATTGCCTGGCCACAATGCATTAAAAGCTGTGACTAAATTTTGATTTGGATCTGCCAAGTTACCAATACCAAATACGTTGTTAGCATTGATACTTGCACCCAGTGCTGGTTTTGTATCTCCAATCAAACCAGCATTTGCAGAACTGATAATCAAATCGTAATTGCTAGTTGTATCAATAGTAATGCCACCGGTGCCTCTGACATTTCTAGCAGTCAATGTCCCGCCAGTAGTACCGGCCATTATAACTTGATTTGGACTGTATTGAGCAGTGGTTCTAACAACACCCGGAGTTGATCCTACAGTAACGGATCCAGTGGTTGCATTGGCAAAACTTACACTTCCAGTATTAGTTCCAGTAATGACATGTGATCCGTTATAACCCCCAGGTGTTACACCACTGATTACAATATTTTGTCCAACCACAAACGGAGTTCCTACAACATGTGCAGGATTAAGAACACGAGCGGCAACGTCCGGATTTGTAAATGTAACTGTGGCTGTGGTGCCGTTACCACTTGTGCCTGTTATGGTAAATGAATTAATAACTGGCGCATCGCTTAGATTGCCAAATCCAATGGTTCCACCACCGCCAAAAATTGCATAAATTTCTGTAAAGTTTTGATTTACTTTATCAAACGATGTTCGGATACTGTCGCCAGTACCGTCGTTACCTTGAATACCAATGTCTACTAGTTGTTGTGCCATTTATTAAACTCCAAAGCTAGAACCGCACCCGCAAGTTGTAGTTGCGTTAGGATTCTTTATGCTGAATGAACTGCCTTGTAAATCGTCTTTATAATCTATTTCTGCACCTGACAGATATTGCATACTCATTGCATCTACAAGTACTCGAAATTCGTCTAGGGGAATTTCAAAATCATCCTCGTTTGTTACTTCGTCAAACGTGAATCCATAGCTAAACCCACTGCATCCACCGCCCTGTACAAATGTACGTAACGCTAGATTAGGATTGTTTTCTTCAAGGAGTAAATCCTTGATTTTTTCTTTTGCTGATATTGAAATTGTAATCATTTTGTGCCCTCTGACAATATTTATCAAAGTCTTTTTATAACCTTAATGTAAATACAGTCATGTATATCAACACTGAATTTATTCAAACACAGCATATACGCACTAGTAAGCGAGGCAAGCACCACACTTACAGTCGTAAAAAAACAGTCATTGTCTTTCGATGTGACTGCTGTCAGGGTATTTTTAAAAGAGATAAGGGAGAAATGGATCCCAAGCGTCTAACAAACAATTATTATCATGTTTGCGGAAGCTGTGACGCTAAGAAGTTTGCCCAGGAAAAAGGCGTAGAAAGTCGCAAAGTTTGGGATATGCCCGTCAGTAGTTTAAAAACTATTGGGCAATTTTAGGTTGATAGAATTCTTTAAGTTTTTTAAGTTCTTCTCGATATGCAGAAGCAAACGGTTCTTTAAAATAACGGTTTTTAGAAACGTCTAAATTATCAATATCAAACTGTATTCGATAACACAATCTGTTTTTAATATCTCCCAAACGTCTATGCAGTGTTATGGAATTATCAAACAACAGTAAATCATTGTCTTGCGGCCACCAATGGTCGTAGATGTATTTTTCAACAAACAAGGTTTTGTTGATATGATCAAATATTTTTTGCGAATCTGCATGGCTCATGCCCTTGATTGAATTAATGGTGTTTACACTGTAGTGCAGTCCTTTTATTCCTCCAGGACTTTGTATGATCAACGGAATCTCCGAAGGTTCAGGACACATGTTTCTATACATCACAAGGTCTTGTTCCATGTTCAAACCTGGATTGATTTTGCCAGGAGTAAACTCATGTTTGATGATCATTTCATCCAGTTCGGATTGAAAGCTACTGGATTGTTCTTCGTACCAATCTGCGGTCGTTACAAATCCAGTAGCAGATCCTACTACATTTTTCACGCCTAACAGTGACACAAACGGTGAAAAACACAAATTGCCGCTTTCGTTACTATGCCATAGTAATTCGCCTTCTGCAAACATGCCTAGCGGATTTCCATCTTTATCCCTTCCACCAGCAACTCTAGCAATCATTGAGTCTGGCCCTACTTCGGAAGCCATGATGTGTTTGGCTTGATTTGTAACAGCCTGGTCTACAGGATCAACTTCTCCACCGTTGGCATATTTTAAACCCAGCTGATAGTCTGCTAAATGTCTTGGTTTGCCCCACTGCGCCATTCTCCGTTCATATTCTGCTGGTGCAATAGTGACATTCCTAAGTATGGTCACCAACGACTCTAGATGTAGTTGTCCAATATGTAGCCATTCTTCATTGGTTATTGTAGCAAAATTCACATCGTCAATGTAGATGCCAAATCTCCCAAGCCCTGGTATTTTTGTGATTTTCATGAAAATATTTATGAACTAGATGCTAAGCCGACCCTAGAACTGATAACATTCCAGTTGATAATTTTCCATTGATTAGCTAGGTAGCTTTTTTTATCAGCTTGGTAATCCAATGCCCACGCATGTTCCCACCAGTCCACTAGTAATACAATGTCCATTCGCACTTCGTGATTTTTAATAGTTTTGATGGTGCCGTTACGTGCTAGGTATGCCCAACCGCTGCCTTGTATCCCCATGGCTTCTTTGGCAAATGCATCCTTGAACTTGTCAAAAGTTTTAAAATGTTTGTTTATAAATTCGCCTGCTGACCCGTCAGGTTCATTGGACCTTGTGGGTTTTTGAAACTGGGTAAACCAAATATCGTGTAAAAACGCACCCGCTTCATTGAAGTTGGCATCGCCTTCGCCTTTGTTAAAACGCTTCACATATCCACCATACAGCTCGCCGTAGTGATAGTCTATGGTATCTTCACTCATGCTGGGTTCTAGGTCATCCTTGGCATAGGGTAACTTGGTGTGAACCAATGTCTTGGGTGTTTTACCTTCATTTAAGCTGACATATCTAATAAAGTTGTACATAACAGTATTTATCGTATAAATATTTCACCAAGGAGGAACATAGAATGTTCAAACAAATTAAAGAGTTTTTCACAGGTAAACCTGCGGAAGTAGTAACAGCAGTACCTTACAAAGTTGAAGTTGAAACAGCAGTTGCGGAAGTTACAAAAGTATCCGAGCAAGCTGTACAAGCAGTAGTTGAGTCTATTGCACCAGCTAAAGCGCCAACAGCTAAGAAAACACCAGCTAAGAAAACACCAGCGGCTAAAAAGCCACGTGCTCCAAAAGCGGTAAAATAATATAAGGGCCTTGCGCCCTTATATCAATTTGTTTAATTGCTCGGAGTAACGAGCCATGTCCTCTTGAATACGAGCTTTACGCTGATCATTCAAATTAAAATTTTCTTCTATCTCTTCTCTAAGAGTTTCCAATCTATGTATCAGTTGGTCTCGAGATAGTTTTGGACTTGATTGACGTGGTGCTGGTCTTTGCGAATTGCGCTGACCCTTTCTACTAGTGTTATTTCCCATGTATTTGTTTCATAATTCCTATACCAATTTGAGCTCTACAGCTCGATTGTATACTTGCTCACTGCTCAAATTCTTGCCTTTGCTTTCGCACATGATGTCAAAGTTATCCCAGAAGCCCAGCGCCCAGTCAGTCACTGGTTGATTCCAGTACCAATCACTGTGTGCCCGCATCTTTTGTTTCTTGTAGCCAGATGCCAGCAGGGACATATGATCTGGTAACACATCAACTGGATGATCTACCAACACATCTTCTCTACTCACGCTGTAATGGCATACTGGCCTTACACCGCGCCATGAATCAATGATGCGTTTGACTCTGTCGTCTGTGGGCTGAATGTACTCACCAGTGCGAATCCAATGATGATGAATATCCAACACCAGCGCACAATGATCTATCAGCTCAATACTGCTGTCTACTCCCCAGCAATTTTCGTCATTCTCAATGGTGATGCAGTTGCGAGCTTCAGGGCTCAATTTCTTTAATGTTTCTTTGATACCCTCTGGACCACGTTTGCCTGAGATATGCACATTGATCTTCATGTCCTGAAATGTTTTACCAAAGCCCATCCAGCGAGCCATGTCCGCATGGTATTCAAACTCTTCAATACTGCGTTCCACAATGCCAGGATTTTCACTGGCTAACACACAGAATTGTCCAGGATGAAAGCTGATACGCACATCATGCTTACGAGCGGCTTCACCTACTGGAGCAAAGATGCGTTCGCAATGCTGTTGTTGATCCGGATGTTGCCACCATTTGATCCAATCTTTTTCAGTGTACCCACTCAGCATTTCAGATCCAATACGCATCATTCTGCGTTCAGCTGGCAGTTGTGCCACCCGCTCAATCATTTTAACTGCGGCACTTGTGTTGTGATTCATCAAGTCATATTGACGTTGTTCAGCTTCGAGTGGATGTTCACGCAACCATCGCATGGTGGTACTGCGACCATTCATTACTCTGTTAGCGGCATTGACCTTCATGCCTCTCACTTCACTAGCATCATCTAACCATTTGCAAGCATAGCCTATACGTTTCATGTGTGCCTTTACCAGTGTCGGATAACACCTAAGATTATAAAAATATTTGTAAGTAAATATGATAACACAATTACTGTACGAATGCAAGCAATTCGATCCGATTCATCGTCCGAACTGCCTGATTTTTCTCCCAATGCTTTGGCCCAAAGACGCCAGTAGTGTTTAACCTTCGTAGATAGCTGAGTTGGCACCATGTTCTGCACATTCCACCCTGACGCAATAACAACGATTATCAGTCTTTTCTCTGATCAATTTATCAGCAAAATTGAAAGCATGTTCCGCAAATTTCTCTGCCCCTACACCATCAAATATTCTGATCTCAGCTAGGTCCAATGCTTCCAGTTCTTGGAACTTGGCTAGATGTGGATCACTTTTATCCAAAGCCAACTTGTGATCAAAGTGATCTTCCAGCCATGCTTTCAGCGGTTTGAGTCCACCAAAGTCCACTGCCCAATTTTTATTGTCTAATGTATCACAACCAAATGTGAATGTAAATGCTAGACTATATCCGTGTAGCAAATGACAGTGACTGTGCTCTGCGTTGGGTTGACGGAATACTGCTGACAGACCAATGTTGTGTCCGTAATGTTTTGTTGAGTAAAATTTTGCCATTGTTTATCTCCTTAAGATTAGCAATGACATGCAGAGTTTATATTGCGGGATGAATGCCTAAGTCCGCATACAGTAATTATACACTAATAAGGCATAAGGTCAAGTTTATTGAGGTTTAATTTCACCAAAAGGTAACCATTGTCCAGGATTACCTGCACTCACACAAACCCAACCAATGTGACCGGATGCTTGGGGATTGGTATTCCAACACATGTCTCCAAGCTCGTAACTGCCTGAAGCAGGAGCAGAAGCGCCGTTGGTAAATCGTTTGTTACCAATACTGACATCACCACTTACACTGAAATTCAAATCAGGATCTGGATTGTTGATGCCAACACTTAATGGCCCAAACACTTTTACAGGTTTTCTAGTGTTAGTCTTGTCACCAATTTCTACCACATTGGCATCACCGTAGAGTACACTGCTTTGTTGAACTGATACCTCATAGCTGGTGTTGGATTTGAATCCAGTATGATCAATTTCTAAACTGCGTCCTGCCTGGTTGAACCATAATCTTTCTGCTTTGATGTAACCATTTTCCACAGTTAGGTTTTTAAGCAAGGTTGTTTCGCCGCCCACAATCAGTGTATTCAATACGCCAACGGTAGTTAAATTACTTTGTGTAATACCAGAACCCAAACTTGTGCTGGAAACAACTGGTTGTCCGTTGATGTAATAGTTTTTATCTTCACCAATATCAAAACCTTCACCAGTCCACAAACGATCAGGGCTGTCTCGCATGATTAGTTGTTTTACTGCGCCTGTGCCATTCCACGATAATCCAAGACCGTAAACACTTCTATCTCTAGTGGCTTGGAATTGTAATGGACTGCTACGATCAACACGAGTATCGGTGACCAAGTTATCCACATATAATGAACCGTAGATACGAACCACACCAGTTTTACTTGCTTCATTACCAACCACAATCTCGCCATTGTTTTTTACAAGTATTCGAGTGATGTTGTCTGTGATAATACCAACATCGTGATTTGAATATGTACCGATAGTTGCCAAATTTGTATCTGGGCTACCGATTGTAATGTTAACATTATTTTCAACAATGTCTATGGCAAGACTAGGATCTTCTGTACCCAATCCAAGTCGTCCATAAGTGCTGTTAAAAAAAGCAAACCCACCAATGTCAGCATCGTCTGCAACTTTTAATTTGTTTAAAGTTCCTACTTTGGTAAGATTACTGCTGATAACTGTTGGGCCTAACTCGTTTAGTGACAGTACCGGAATGTTGTCTACTCTGTAAGTAGATCCGCCCGCAATATCAAAATTTGCATTGGTCCAAATTCTTTTGCCTGTTCTATAAATTAGTTGGGTACTATCATTGCCCCAGGTCCAATCTAATCCAGCACCGTTGAGTTCAGCTTCGGTGTTTACTATCCAGTTATTACTGGAATTTCCCGCACTCGAACTACCACTAGTGATTAAATTTCTAACAGTGATTGTATCAACATTAAGCGATCCGTTTATTGTGGCATCGCCGAACAGACAAAAACTGCCAGTGTGCGAAATATCGCCTATGACAGTTTTTAAAGATACGCTGGCAATTTTAATAATGCCGTCTTGAATTGTTAACAGTTGGTCCATGGAAAATACTCTCTTATGGAGTATTTATCCATGTGTTACACTACTTTGAGTAGTATTATTTCTTCGTTGATACGACCGTTCATTTTGGTGTCTGTAGCGTTGATGTCGTCTAAGAACTTGCGCAACTGCACTTTACCTGCGGCCTTGAACTCCTTGAGTTTTTCCTCGGGCTTTCGAATGGTCTTTTGAACACTTTTAAACTCGTCGAAGTTGGTAATCGTAGTGCCTTTTACACCCAGCGTGTTAAACTCTGTGGCAACGTATTTGCCCAGTTTACGTGTTTTAGTGTTAAAGATCCATAGCTCGCCTGCACCGATGATATCAACGGGGTTGATAGACACAAGTTTGAGCGGCTCGTTAGTTTTCATAAACTTGAGTTTAGCAATTAACTTCTCTTTTGGAACTGTTTTGGTTTTGCGTGGAGCACGATTGACCTTGGCTTCTTGAGCTAGCATGTCGCAAGCCATCATAATCTCTTGATAGAACACAATCAAGTTCTTAATTTGCTTCTTGCTACGATGGCTGTAGCCCTCACGTAGCTGTTCATCGCCCTTACCGGATGCCAACAACTCCAACTCAGCTAAATCTCTGCTGTAGAACCCTTTAATGAT